GGTATTGTGAATGTTCTAGCGTTTCCATCTGTTGATGGATGGAAAATAACTTTACCGGCATCTGATAAAACCGCGGTGTATGCCGTAGATTGGCTATTAACTGGGATATTGATATAACCAACACCATTTGTGCCATCAACGGTGCAATTACTTAAATTTCCACTTGTAGGTGTTCCCAAAATAGGCGTTGTAAAAGATGGGCTTGTAGCTAATGCAACAACAGTTCCTGATCCGGTTGTCGAATAAGATGTTCCCCAAGCGCTTCCGGTGCTATTAGCTATTCCGGCACTTGGATATGTTTGTGCTGAAATGCTTGACCATGTTCCATCACCACGCAAATATGTTGAACTTGATGGTGTTCCGGTTGCGGATAACATGGTAACGGTAACCGTTCCTGTATCACCGGTTGTAACCATTGTTCCGGTAACGGCGGGAACGGTGATGGTTAGTGATGATGCGGTGTTTGTTCCACTTAGGGCAATTTGACCGCCCGATGTTGCCGAAAAGACTAATTGGCCCATGTTTTCCCCTTATGGTGCTATATAAATAGCGCTTACATATAACGCACCGGTTGATGGATTATATTTTAGCTTAGTTGATGATGTTGTTGCGGCATTATTTCCGCTTGAATTGCTTACGAAAACCGGATAATACGTTGCGTTGGTGCTTGTGTTATCGGTGATGGCAATGTTGGTTGCGTTGGTTGCGGTTGTGGCCGTTGTTGCCGTGCTTGCGTTGCCGGTTAACGCACCCACAAAAGTGGTTGATGTAACCGATGTTAATCCGGCAATCGTTGTGGCCGTTCCGCCCAAACTAATGGCGGTTGATCCAACGGTTACGCTTGAATTGGTTAAAGCACTATTGGGAATTGATGTTAAACCGGCACCCGATCCACTAAATTGCGTTGCCGTAATAATTCCCGTGCTAGGGTTAAATTGTAGCTTTGTTGAACTTGTGTATTCGGTTGAAACCGATCCACTTGTGGCACTTGTAAACGTTAAATAACGGGTTGCATTTGTGGTTGTATCATCACTAATTGAAATCGATCCACTAACGCTTTGCCATGTTGGGGCCGATGATCCATTAGAAGTTAGAACTTGACCACTTGTTCCGGCGGATGTTATCCCTAATGCGCTTCCACTAGAATAAACCGCACCACCGGCAACGGCGGTTAAATTAGCGTTTGTGCCGCCATAACCAAGGCCAACAACGTTACCGTTCCATGTGCCGTTTGTATAAGAACCAGCCCAATTCAACGTGTTAGTCGACCAGCTTGCGTTGCTAGGCGTCGAATTATGGTAATCCCACGACCCTGCTGCTGTTGAGTTGCTCAACAAAACAACTGTAATGTAAGAGCCTGATTGAACCGTGATAACCGTAGTGGACGAATTGTTTTGAATAACAATCGTGCCGCTAGATTGGTTATTGTTAAACGTAAACGTAGCGCCATTGGGCAGCGTAGTTGCATCAGGCAGTTTAATCGTCTGACCGCCAGAGCCTGTAATGGCCCAATTCTGAACAGAAGAAGCTGTCAACGTAATCAATGTGCTAGCAGCTTGGCTTGTGTAGCCCTCAAACAAGCAATTAGTAGTGATGTTGCCGTTTCCATCACGCAAAACAACCGAATTAGCACCACTTGATGCGATTACACCGGTTCCACCACTGGCAACATTCAATGTTCCGGCAAGCGTAACCGCCCCCGTTGTGCCGGTTGATGGCGTAAATCCCGTGGTTCCCGCACTAAATGTGCTTACAAAATTACCACTTAACGCCGATGTTGGAATTGTGGTTGATGCGCTAACCGCACTTGATCCGTTGCCATAAAGATAGCCGGTTAAGCCACTTGTAACCAATGTTGAAAGCGTTGCCGATCCACCCGTGATTGAAACGGAATTGGCATTTTGCGTTGACATTGTGCCCAAACCGGTAATATCCGTGTTCGGGATAGTGGTTGTGGCCGTAAAAGCACTTGTTCCGTTGCCTTTAACATATCCGGTTAGCGTTGTTGCACCGGTTCCGCCATTCGCGGGGGCAATAGTGGTTCCGTTCCATGTTCCAACCGTAATTGTTCCAACGCCGGTAATTCCGGTGTATGAACCACTAATTAGGCTAGTTGAAATGGTTCCACTTGTGATTTGGCTTGCGGCAATCGCAATGTTTTGTTGGCTTGCGCTAGTGATTTGGCCTTGCGCATTCACCGCCAAAGTAACAGATTGGCTTGCCGAACCATAGGTTGCGGCCGTTACACCGGTGTTTGTGATGCTAAATGTGTTGCCGGTTAAACTTAGGCCGGTTCCGTTGTAATAGGTTCCATTTCCACTAAATTGAACCCAAGGAACGGCCGTTGTTCCTAACGTTCCGCTAGATGATGCCGTGCAAACCCATCCGGTGTTAGCTTGGCCACCATTCAAAAGAACCGTGTAAGCACCGGAAAATTCAGACCAAACGTTCATGTCACTAGAACGTGCCCATGCGCTTGCCGATGCTATGTAAATTCCGTTTTGTGATGATGTGGTTTGATTTTTAACCAAAACACGATCACCGGCTAATGTTGTGTAGCCATCAATTGTTTGCAATCCGCTTAACGTGATGTTTGCGGTTGTTGCCACTTGGCACGCCGCTTTGGGGCCTAGCCCTTGTGCAACCGTGTCAACATAATATTTGTTTGCAATATCGGTGCTATTCGCCGGTGTTGTTGTAATTGTTCCGGTTGTAGTGGTGATATTGGTAAAAACGCCGGTTGATGGCGTTGTAGCACCAATCGGTGAAGAATCTAAGGTGCTATTGGTGATCGTTAATCCGCTTAGGATCGGATTGATCGGAACGGTGAATGCCTGGCCCTGCCCAATGAACGTTTGAAAATTACCGTAAACATCAAAATATGCTTGAACGGGTAATATATTTTGGTCAATGGTTTTTGCAGGGCCAGCCATAACTTTCCTTTAGCTTTGATCGCCAACCGGTGTTACATAAAGTAAACCGGCGGTGCCACTATTGCTTATCGCCGTCATGTAAAACGGCGCGGCGGGCGTAGCAAGAATCAATGGTGAGGTCATACCGGCTGGTAAAACATAATCACCATTTGTCCCATCCGTTGGGAACGTTGGTGCGGGGCAAGGCGATGCGTTAGAAAACTTAATCGCCATAGGTGCCGCACCGGTGTTCAAAAAGGATGCGTAGTTGATTTGGTCATTCGTGTATCCGGCAATCAACGTGCTTGAATGCGCGGTGCTTGTAACGGATAAAGCAACGGTTTGACCACTATTGCGTTGAACGGTTGATCCGGCCATGATTATGCGGCATTAGTTGGTAGAACGGTGCCTTCCAAACGATCAACACCCAATGTGTAAACACCGGATGCGGGCGTTGCGGATGAACCCGTGCTATTTGTAAACTGAATTGACAATGTGTTAGTGGCAGAAACCCAAACGTTTGCAATGCCAACACCGGTTGTTTGCGCACCTTGCAATGAAATATTTACGAAATCATTAACCACAAGGCCAGGAATCGTAAATGTTTGTGTTGCTTGTGAACCGGAAACCGCTGCGGGTGTCAAAGTAGGGTAAACAAGGAAAGAATTGAGGATATTACCTCTAAGGATCGTAGTTTGTAATGACATAAAAACTCCTTTGCGTTGATTGTATCTTGAAAAATAAAAAAAGCCACCCGTTTTGTGGATGGCTTTCCCCTTATTTACTCACAAATTAGGGTAAAAATGTAAGGTCGTAACCGTAGACAAATACGTCACAAGTCGCGGCAATCGTAGTTCCAACGTTCACATAAATGTTAGTTGGGCTAGAAATAGCGGTGTTAGGATTTGTTGCGGTTGAAATGGTCACATAAGGGCCACCGGTGTTGCTTGTTAAAGCGGCGGTAGTCAATACGGTTGAACCGGTTTGGCCCGTTCCGGTGTAAACACCAACGGTTGCCGTTGCAATAGTGGTTGTTGCACCGCTAGAGTTTAGGCCGTTTGTGATTACAACGCTTGTGGGCACAAATTTAGACACATCCAACACAACCATAGCGGTATCACCCGCTAGGGCCAAGTTTACGGATTGTGCGGAAGCAATCAAACGCAACGCTTGGTTTGTGGCCAAGTTTTGTGGGTGATTGCTTACTGTGGTTGCGGGTCCTGGATTACTCATGTTAATTACTCCTTAATTTAGTTTAGGCGGCAACGCGGCAAGCCAATTCGGGATACAAAGGTGCCCATCCGTACAACACATCCAAACGAGTTGGAATTGAATCGTTGTTGATGGTGTACTGACGTACAACACGCATTGAAAGTCCGATTTCTTTATCGGAAGCACGGCCCGCAAAATGTACACCTTCAGGCAATTCGAGATCGGCTACTGCCAAGCAGAATGCGTTACGGTGCATGATGATGTTTTGGGGTGAAACGGTTCCGCTATTGTTGAACGGTGTAACGGCGGATGCACCGGCGTTAGTAACGCTAACGTTTTGGAATTGACCGCTTGTAATCACGGCGGGGCTAACGGTTACGCTAGTTGTGCCGGATGTTGCAACCGTGGCGGCTTGTGTAACAACAAAGTTTCTCAACTTGTTGGAACCATAGGCTTGGCGGTTTTGTGGGTTAACGGCATACACGCCCGCGATTTGGATCACATCACCAACGTTCAAATTACCGGCGGCCGTAGTGGCGCTCAGTGCGATTGTTGATGTTTGTGCCCATCCAGATGTTAAAAATCCGGTTGCGGTGCTTGTATTGCACGATAAAACGGCCGTAGGGCTATTGCCAAAGGTTTGGCTAACCACGTTCTGGTCCATTTTCCAGTTCATTCCAGCGGAATCCCTGCCCATCAGGCCCTTGCGATATTGTTCGCCAATGGCTTCTTGTGGAACAAACAAGCCTTTTAGTGAATCAACAATCGTTGCGGATGTGAAAGGTTCAACAATACATGAACGGCGGCCATCACGGGGTGCGCCTTCAGCGTCCAAGTATGCGGCAGCGGTCAAATATGTAATCAAACCGGTTGGGGGCGTTCCGGCAACACCAACAATATTAGCGGTGTTGTTCTTGGCCATAACCAATCCATCACGGTCTATCTTATTGGCAATGGCGGCCACAGCGGGTTTCAAAACACGGTCCGAAAACATGTCGAGGCTCAAAGCCAAGTCTTGCGTGGTGAACTGGGTGTCAACGTGGAATTGCGTTGCCAAAGTTACGGGTACGCTTGTCTCGTTAAAGTCCTCGACATTTAGCGCTGGACCCGTGGTACCGATGAAGCGGCCAGGTCTTCTCACATTGACGGTATTGCCGATTTTCGCGCCGACTACTGCAAACTGGTCATCGTAGTTGCGGTCAACTTCGCTTGTGAACGTAAGTTCATTTTCCAAAACCATCAGAGCTTCGTTGGTGATTTTGGATATCGTTAAGAGATTATTACTCATTTGATTTCCTTTGAATTAAAAAACTATCGAATTTTTCCCGCTTTACGCGCTTCTTTCCACGCTTGGTATGTGCCGTGAAATTCACCACTAGAATTAATGGGAATATCCGCAACACCACCACTTGGCTTCAATCCACGCACCGGTGCGGGTGCTTTACTTGTCTTAACCACAGTTTCCTTAGCCGGTTCGGCCTTTTCGTATAGCTTTTCCAACTTTCCCAATTCAACCAACGCTTTGCGGGTAGGCATGGCCGCCAACTTTTGCGCATATTCCAAATCTTCCGCTAGGTGATATAGGATTCTTGGGCCTACATCGGATTCCAATATGGAATCACGGATTTCATCGGAAACAACAACATTAGCCGTTGAAACCATATCATCGTAATCGGGCAATTCCGCCTTCACTTTGTCCAACTTTTCCGTCCAAGATTGGATAACCTTTTGACGTTCTTCGTTGGCTTTCCGTGTGGCTTCTTGTTGATCCCTTTCACGCAATGCCTTTTCCGTAGAAAATTCCGCTAATGCCTTTGCATATTCAAACGCATCTTGGAACTGCCCTGGTTGTGGTTCATTATCAACGCTCGGCTTTTGTGGTGCCGCCTGTTGCTCTAACGCCTTCAACCTCGCTTCCAACGTTGCCCTAGCTTGGCGTTCTGCTTCCAGATTTTGCTCGGCTAGTTTCCGTTGTTTAGTCAATTCGGAAAATCTTCGTTCTAACTTCGGATTCGCCTTCTTTTCTTCTGTGGGGTTGGCTTCTTCATGCGCTTCGGGTTCATTCTCAACCACTTCGGGCGATGGCTCGGGAGTTGTCTCAACCGCCACATCATCCGTTTGGTTAGCTAAACCTAAACGATTTGCATAAAATTCCGCCGCATTTTCGCTAGTGAGCACTTGGCCCGCTTCTTTTTC